ACTCGCATCTATGCTTACATTGACATACATTTTTAATCCTTTTGTTTTAAATTAAGTTTTAAAAACTTAATCAAATCCGCCTTAGCGGACTTGTTAAATTCTTTTAAGTCTGATTTTTTTGCTTTGAAGTCGTTCTTTAAACCTAATTTTTTGCTTTGAAGTCATTTTCTTTTTTCTTTTAAAGCTTTGCTTTTTTAGCTTAGGCTTATTTTTAAAATCAAGTTCTAAAAAGCCATTAAAATGAGCTGTTTTTGTTTTAAAAACACTATTTAAAAGTTTAAAAGTCGCTAAGGAAAGCTCTCTCATTTTTCAATCTCCAAGCTTTCAATCTTTGGCTCTATTCTAAAATTATCTTTTACAACTCTTTTAAGTCCTAGCTTTACTAAGGTGCTATCTTCAAGCTCTGCAATAGCATCTTTATTAAGTTCTTCTTTATAAGTAATGCAATCATTAAGTCCATAGCTTTTTAAAGCTTTGATTAAGTTTTCTAGTTTTTCTTTCACACGTGGTAAAGATACACTTTTACTTAAGCGATAGCCAATCTTGCCAAAGGTAAATTCTTTGCTTCTTTTTTCTGCAAACTCGTGTTTATTATTTTCACAAAAGGTTGTAATGCACTGCTCTATATATTTAAGTTCATCACTTAAAACCTTAATCTCTCCTGCACGAGCTTCTTTAATCTCATTACAAGCTAAAGTCACCTCGCCATTAATCTTTTCTATTTTTACGCTAAGTTCTGCCACTTTTTTAAGTGCTAAGTTAACATCTTCTAAATTATTTATTTGCATCTATTCTCCTTTTAAATTAAATTTATTAATTTGATAATCCCAAAGAATTACGCCATATCTTAAAAGCACTGCGTGTTTAGTTTTTTTCTTGATTATCCTTAAGCCCTTATTGTAAGGGCAACTCCAAAACTAGCTCTTTAATGCCAAGCTTTTTAGCAAGTGCTAATTCTTCTTGCATACCTTGTGAATATTTTGCATCTTTGTGTTTGCTAAGATAAATATAATCACACGCTTTTAAAAGCTCTAATCCCATTTGTAAAGCTTTGTCTCTGTGCTTGTTTTCATCCAAATAACTAAATTGTAGTATGGGTGAAACAGGCACAAAACCTTCACATTCACGCATAATTTTTAAGCATTCTTGCTGAGCTATGCTAATAGCTTGTGCTTTTCTTTGACTTTCTCTTACTACTAAAGCTTTGTAAGGAGAGGCTACATAAACTAATGCCATTGTTAATCCTTTCTAATAAATTTAAGTTTTAAAAAACTTAATCAAAGTGCTTTAATTTAAGCACTTTTGTTAAGCTTTTTACCCAAATGAAAACGAATGATTTTTTTTGCAATATAATCAGGATAAATTCCTTTTAAAACATCTACAAACACTCCACTTTCTTTATAAATAATGCTTACACCCTTTATCTCAAAAAGCGAAGCACTATAATCAGCTTTCTCACCTTTAATCATTGGTATCATTTTTTCTCTCCTTGTATTAAGTTTTCTTTCTTTGCTTTTTCTTTTTTGATTAAGTCAATCGTTTCAAAGATAGTCATCCACTTGTCTTTATTTTTAGGACTCTTTAACTTTCTAAGAGCTTCAGTATAGATTTGATGAACGCGTGTCACGCTAAGATTAAGTTCTTTAGCTATCTCTTCAAAACTCATTTTTAGCCCAGCATTAAAAATGATGCGGCAGCTTCTATGTGTTTAAGCTCAACCGCTTTTCCATCTGCAAATTCACAAGCTCTTTTTAAAAGCTTCTCACTTTTTCTAAAGTTGCCACGAGCGAGGTTAAAAACTAAATCAATAGCCTTTTTCTCCTCCACATCAAAATGATTACAAAGTGTTTTTAAGTCTTCATCTTTTAAACCTTCTTTGTTTTGGTAGCAAAGTCCTTTTAATTCCCATTTTGCACCAATTCTAGAGCTTAGTTGTCCGTACTCGTTGTAATCATTTCTGCCAATGCCTGTAAGATTGTTTTTAAGTTTTCTAGTACCTACTAAGATTAAAGCAGTATTTGAAAAATCATATATGCGTCTTAAGCACTCCAAAGCACGAAACGGCAAATGCTCACTCTCATCTATAATTAAAACCTTTGAAGTTCTTGCTAACTCGCTAGCAATGCCTCTAATCTTATCATCCAAAGAACCTTTAAAACACACATTGAGTTTATTTTCAAGCCCCACCAAAAGCATTCTTTTGCTTGTCTCAGTTGTTGCTTCAAAAAGCACCACTCTTGTTCCATTTTTAGCGGCATATTCTTTAATGGCTCTGCTTTTTCCAGTCCCCGCTTCGCCAATGATTACTCCCATTTCGCGATTGCTCATGGCACTTTCAATGGTTACATTAATCGCCTTTGCATCTTTAGTGGCAATAAAAGGTGTTTGAAGCTCTTTCACGCTTTTTTCTTCCACAAAGCTTTTAATGTATTTTTCAAGTAAAGGCTCTACTTTTAAAGCGTATTTATAGCTACTTCCTTCTTTCATATAGCCCACCATATAGCTTTTATTAATCCCTAAACGATCGGAGAGATTGTTTTGAGAGATGTTTTGGGTGCTTAAAAACTTTTTAGTAAGTTCTACTAATTGCATTTTTTATCCTTTTGTTTTTTATGAGTAAAAACTCTTTAAAACTTGAATTAATCAAGCTTTAAACAATTTTTAACCAGCAAAATATTTCTTTTCGACAAAAGCTTCCATGTCAAACTCGCTTTCATCGTTATTTATTTCTTTTTTAGCGTTTAAAATAAGCTCATCCGCATTAGCATTGTTTTTAATCTCTTCTAATTCTCTTTGAGTTTTTAGGGCTTCTTTTGCAAGGGATTTTTGATGCACCTCTTTAGCTTCTACGAGTGAGTTTTCAAAAGCACTTTGTAAATCTTGTAAGTCTTGTTTAATATTAAGTTTAGTAAAGGCGGCAATCTCATCTTTTTTAAGCACTTCTTTAATCGCTTTAACTTCACTTTCATAACCTTTTTTAAGCATTTTATAGCTTTCTTTACTAAGTTTAGCGATACTTTCATCAAGTGCTAGACAAAGAAAGTTTCCGCTTAAATCATAAATGAAAAGTTCTTTAATATTATCGATATTTTGCACACATTTAACCCTTGTGCCAACACTTGGCATTAAAGCACTTTTATAAACTCTACTTTCAAAGTTAATGCCTTTTTTGCCCACAACCCTAAGTTCTTTATTTCCAGCATTAAACAAAAATTCTTCATAAGAGATTTTTACAATAGCTCTATCGCACGAGTTCCAAAGCTCAAGTGGAGTTTTAATGCCTTTTTTACGACGAACTTTGCTCATGTTCCATTTAATCACTTCAGCTTCCAAAAGCTCACAAGCTTCGCTGAAGGTGTGAAGGAGTTTTTGATTAGTTTTTTTAGCAAAGCCGTATTCATCTTTAGCTTTTCTTTCTTTCTTAGGAGTTTTTTGCTCTATCATTTCTCTTTTAGCTAAGCTATTTCCAATATGTCCATGCATTTTAGAAATTCCTGCATGTTGAAGTGTCCCAAAGCGTCTTTCAACTAAAGCTTTTTGTTCTCCTGCATAAGCAATAGCTGCATCATAGGTAATATTAAGCCCATCAAGCAAGCTTTGAAAATCTTTAGAAAGATAATCTTTTCCATTATCCCCTTTAATCATATCAGGCTTACCAAACTTATCTATAGCTTTCCATAAAAGACGCGTCAAACTTAAAGAATTTGATTTACTTACTAAAGTAGCCACACCCATACCGCTAAAGACATCAACGACACTTAAGATATGAGGGCGGAAAGGCTCTAAGGTTTCATCATCTCTTACTATAATATCAGCTGGGGAACTATCGATTTGCCAACACATGTTTTTCATGTCATATAGCTCTCTTTGATTTCCTTGTGCAGGGAGAAACTTAGATTTTGCACGATCTAAGCCTTGAGTAATAATGCAATGTTCTAATGGTTTATCTTTGTAGTAGTTTTTAATAAAGTTTTGCAAGGTTTTTACACTAAAGAGTGGCTTTACTTCCCCTAAGTCAAAACCTATAAAGTCATAATTTTCTTTAGTAGCTGCTTCTTTATGAATTTGCCACCAAAGCTCAGTGAAATTAAATCCACCTGCTCCAAAGGTGCGATACTCTCTTAAGGCATATTCTTGCATCCAAGCACTAAGTTTAGTTTTATCTTTGCGGTGAAGTCCGCGAGTGTCGACTAAGCCTAGAATGCCATACTTTTTATAGTCTGAACGCCAGTTAGAATAATTTCTCCATTCTACATTACATAAAAACAATGCTCTTTTGAGTGTAAGACCACCTTCAATATATTTTTCTACTTGTTTAAGTAATTTTACTTTACTTTTCGCATCTTCTTTAAGTTCATCGCTTAAATTTTCAAATTTTAAATTTAAAACAGCCAAATCATCATTTATTTTTGACTCTGTTAAATTTAAATTACTAGTTTTTAAACTATTATTTATAGTTTTTAAATTATCGGTAGTAATAATTTCGCTCAATTTAACTTTTTGCATTTTTTCATCATAAATTAAAGTATTTTTAGTGATTAATTCTTGGTTAAAGGCGGTTAAAAGCTTATCTTTGCTTATTTTAAATAGTAGTTTTTTGCCACCCCTGCCGCCTTTTTCATTATCTACTTTTAACCACTCGTATTTATTTGAGTTTCTACTTGCTGCAAGTCTCAAAGCACCTGTGCTTACATTAAAAGCTTGTGCAGCTTCTTTGGTTTCTAAGAAATACACTATTTTAATCCTTGCGGAAGCTCATTAATGATGCCGAGCTCTAAGAGCTTTTTAAATACCGTTTTTGTACTACCCTTAGTATTTCTTTCACCTGTAATTTCGCCTTTGATAATTCTGTGTAAAATATCGTAGCTAATGTTGTGAGTTCTAGCAAAAGCTTTTACATTAATAGCATTGTTTTCAAAATATGCCTTAATCATTTTTTCTCCTTCAATACTTCAATTTTAATTGAAGTTTATTTTTAATTGTGATAAAATTTCAATTTTAATTGAAGTATTATAGTAAAAAATTTTACATTAGTCAATAAAATATGTTAAATATTTTACTTTTTATAAAGGTAATATATGACCGCAAATGATTTTAAACAAATAAGAGAAAAATTAGGACTTACACAGGAACAATTAGGTAATAAGCTTAATTTAACAAGACAGCAAATTATTAATATAGAAAAAGGCAAAACACCTATTAGCAAAAAATATTTTGATAATATAAGCAAGTTAAGTAAAAAATTTTACATTGATAAAGAGGAAAATGCACTAAATAAAGATAGAAATAAACAAGAAATTAATTTTTATTCTATACCAAAACTTAATATTTCAGCCTCTGCTGGTGGAGGTAATGAGTTGATAGGATTAGAGGAATACGAAACAGGTGAAATGCTTGAACTTAGTAAAGCCTTTTTTAAAACAACTCCAAAAAATGTAAAAGCTATCAAAGTTGATGGATACTCTATGATTCCAATGCTTTTACCTGATAGTTGGGTTATATTTGAAGAAATACACGAGTATCAAGGAGATGGACTATACATTTTAAACTTTGATAATCAACTTATGGTTAAACTTTTGCAATTAGATCCAATAAGTAAAGTTTTAGATATTATTAGTGTAAATAAGGATTATAAAAGCTATAGTTTGGACTTAAAAGACTCACAAGTTGAAATCATTATACAGGGTAAGGTTTTGCGTTCTATTATATAATTTAAAGGAAATAAAGTGAATATAGTATTATCGATATTAGCAGTTATTTTTATTTTTCTCTTATGTAATTATTTATATAGAAAAATAAAAGGAATACCAAATAAGCCGGTAAAAGAAATTTGGAATGAATATAAGCAGGAAATGCAAAAAATT